ACATCTTATTCGCTTCTTGATAACCCTGGAGAGGGTTATTGTATAATTTTAGCCTATGCGGCTATGGTAGAAAACGGGGCAGTGTTCCGACATATGCCTTCTTATGCTCTTGAAACCAGAGCGTTTAAACGTAAAGAATTTAATCGTTCTTTACATGCTGTGTTCGTCGACTTACATCAAGCTCTTAGTCAATATATCGTAATGGAAGAAAAACGAACCAATATTGAAATAAGCCCTTATATCCTCGCAAAATCTTATGATTTGAATAATCCAAATTACGAAGTTTATGAGGCCGATTATTTACCAGGTTCGAAAATCGACAAAGAAGATTGGGAAGACATGAGACAATTGGTATTTTATATATGCCACAATCTTTCCAATTTTTCTCCTGAAGATTTTAATTGGGAAAAGATACTGAAACCCAGATCTTTATCAGAATTAGCGGTGAGGAAACTAATGTCCATAGCTTATGGTCGTGAATATCCTCAAGCATTATTAAGTATCAAAGATTATAAAGGTGAAGGACCCATCGGTTTGTTGAGTGGTTATGGCGATGCTGCTCACATGAGGCTAGTAGTAAAGAAAAATCGAAGCGTATGGCCTGCTCTTCCCTCATCGAAAGTTGATTACAAGATCGCTGCTTTGGGAATTTATAAAGAAACTCCTGATGCACCACACCTTTCCAATCCTAATAGGAAACCAAAAGAGAAGGTAGGTAATGGTGGCAAAAAGGAGGAAGAAGGGCATAAATCAAATGAAGAGAACGGGGAAAAGAATGATGGAAAGAATAACCAAAAACATGGGGATGACAAAAATGGAAATCCAGAAGAAAATAAGAATAACGGAAGTCATAAATTTAATTTTAAAAATGATTTCCTCTTATCGAATAACCTGATAGAACACCTACATGAATTTTGTAATTATGAAGGACCTGAAAAAGAAAATATCAAACCATATCCCCACCCTAATTTAAGAGCTTTATCTACCGCTTATCATAATTATAGCATATTAAGTTGCAAAAATAATGTGGTAGACCATGCAGCCAAAAGACCAAATGCTAATACTCCAAAACTTAGTAACAATCGTATAATATGGAGAACCAGGCCAAATATGTGGAGTCTCGATATGGACTACGTTAGAAAGCATGCTGATGTTAAATTTGATGATAAAGACGCAGTAGACATCGCCAAGGTGAAGAAAGGTTATGACCATGTACTAACGGACGTTATATACTATTTCGACAATGCTTATCTTAACGATTTCTTAGGGAATGCATTAACTGACAGTTCTTCAACTGAAGATGGTAATACCATCTTTGTTAATTATATTAGGTATCCAAATAAACCTGGCATATACCATTATAATAATAACGAGGGTTATGCAATTGTAACAGATTCAGGTATGGTCAGGTCATATGTCAAAGGAAACCCGAATCATTACGAACATATGGTAAGACACTTAAACCCAGGATTATACAGATATTTTTAAAATGTCGTCATAAGTGTAGCAAGGATCATGAGATACGAGATAGGCCACGAAATGACGTACGAATGCATTAATATAAGGAGGGTAAAATATAACCAAAATCTGGATGCTACCATTCGGTACGATCTAGGCATCGAGGTGCAAATGGATTTGGAACTACTCCAGATGCCTGTAGTTGATAGAAAATTTTACGATAATAACGATAGGCTAGAATATTTCAGAGGTTGTAAAATTAAATCTCAATACCGTTTGGCGTTGCCACATTTGGACGAGAACTTCCATCATCTCTTAAACTTAAGACCAGGAGAAATTGTAGAGATGAAGAAAACTTTCGTAAATGCAGTGAGATTATTTCGTCGGGATTCGAAGATTTATCGAGAAGTTTATAGCGATAATTTGCTAGGGTTATATGCTTATCAATCATTTATATTAATGGAAGAAACGACAACTCCAATGATTGATCATTTGCAGAGCTATAAATCGACCAACGTTGAATCCAAGTGGAAAAAATTGTTCCGATTCACATCTTTCTCTGGAACCTCATTCCTTATTTCAAGGAAACTCGTTGACAAGTACGAATCATTACCAACTTTATTCGAAGTCTTGATGGGGCAGGAAAGAGCTAAACAGGAAACAGAAGAACTCAAGAGAACTCTAAACACTGGGTCTACTGTTTTGAGAGCCGGCTGGAGATTCTTGAAGAAAAGCTTTAGCAACTGGGCCATTGAACAAGAAAAAGCAAGAGCGCGTTCCAACCAAGATAAGTGGAATGATTCTATAGGTGGCTTTTTCGGTTTGGACAGGGTAAAATTTGAGGACAAAAATTTGATAAGACTCAGTTCTAAAGATGTTTTTGCAAGAGGCGTCAAGGTCATTGGATTAAGTATATTATTGACGTGTGCAGCTTACAAGATTAGAAACTATATTATAGGTGCTAAAGGTAGAATTGATATCACTTATCGTAATGGAGAACATCAAAATTCAAAAATCGCTACAGATGACGTAAATGACAAAGAAAGTAAAGTGTCGTCACTTAAGAGATTAATAAACGGTGTGTGCAAATATTCTATCGCTTGCTATAATAAAATTAACTCTGGAGTGAAGAAAATACAAAAGAAAAGAGATGATTACGTGAGAGAACGAGAAAGATTAAATAACTCCAAATTACCAGAAGATGATGTAATAAACGGTAAGCAGAATGTAGTTGTAACAAATGAAAAACCGGCTATCGCAGTTGGAGAAGCAGCTGAAAGAGTGAATCATAGAGCTGGTGGAAAGAATTATCGATTAAAAGCCAAAATCAGGAATTCAATATTGCGACGTGCGGAAATTAAAGCCTCAAAAGAAAACCTGGTGCCTTTGGAAAGCATACATTATGATTTGGAAAATGCAACAAGAAGAGTAGCACCATTCGAAAATTCGTTATTAACATCCAACACGAGTAAAATGAAACTAGATTGCACTTGCAGGACTATGTATTATAAACTGGATAGTACTGAAGTTACACACTTTGGGTCATGTGCGTATAATACGATAGCAGCGTTGCTAATGCGACAAGCTTCAGTTCTGGAATTTGCGCATAAAGAAACGTTAGAACATTTTAAGGTATTCGTTGATAATTTCATCGCAGAAAGACACAATAAAATCGAAACATGGATTATTGATCAAGCCCCAAATTATAGTCTAGACGCATTCTTTGATAGTTTGGAAGCGCCAAAAAGGAGGTTATACCAAAATGGTAAAGATAAGTTATATGATACAGGTAAAATCTCTAGAGTTCTAGGTTTATTCAGTAAATCAAATGAAATTCACGTCGATAAAGATGCAAGACCTAGATGTTTATTTAATCCGAGTGATGAATTCAAATTTATTGGATCATATGTAGCTCGATTCTTCATAAAATTGATGAAACAAGATTTCATGTTCGGAACTTCCTTTGTTTCAGGTTATGATGAAGATGAAATAGCTGATATTATAGCTGGGAACAAATACTTCGGTAGCCACAATAATATAATGTCTTATGACGGCTCGTCTCACGATGCACATCAACACACCGAGTTGTTAGAAATAGTAGATAATGGCTTCTTTGGGAGGTATTTGAATACTTTTTTAGAATTAAGTGAATTGCCTGTTTATACACACAAAGAAATAGAAAAATCATTAATGGATGTGGGTACTAAATTTTATACTGGTTTCGGTTTAAGTGGTAGCCTACAAGGCACTGTATTTTCTGGACATCCTACTAGAACAACTTTATTTAATACTAGTAGGGTATTACTGTATAACATGTTCGCTTGTCATGTCTTAGGTTATGAACACTATAAACTATATGCATCAGGAGACGACATGATAGCTTTCTTTGATAAGAAAATTGACGTAGTAAAGTATAAAGCTATCTTGGGAACACAAAACACCTGTTCGGGACTCGGACAATTGGCTAAGGATTTTGTGGTGGGTGGATTAGAGAAACATTCTTTTCTTTCGCGAAGATTTCTTAACATAAACCCTATAGTAATCTCTAGAGATCCAAGCAGAGTGATAAAAACTGGAATCTGTATGCCTATTGATGCACCTATGACCAGGATGGAGTATGAAGACGCAGTACAACTCAGTCTGGATAGTGAAATACCAAATATTGACGACGAATATAAAATAACAAACCCTCGTAGAAACAATTTGAAACAAGAAGATTTGAGGAGATACGCAAAATTGTTTGGTTGGTCAGATTACGAATTGGAGATACGATTGAATACGCTAGTCAACAAAGCTGAAAGAATGTGGTCAGTGAACAATCCAAATCCTAATAATGATCATGCTTGCGTTCACAGGGCAAACAATGGTATTTACAGAGCAGGCAGGCGAACAGAGGTTAAAGAAATGCGCCCCGAAGTCAATACTACCTTTGATGCAGGCGAAGATGATCGCCGCGGGGATAAAATTATGCTCAAAATCGCCGCTGGGATTAAGAACAAGAAAAACAAGAAGATGGTACAAAACCAAAATCAAAGGAAGAACAAGAAGAAACAGAATAAAAACAATAGTTCTGGAAAATCAAGTTCAGGAAACCGATGGGCAGTGCACAGTGAATATCTCAACTCACTGCATGACCCATTTGTTCATAGGGGGGTTAGAATCCCTTCGCAATTTCCTACTCCAAGTCAAGTCAAAGCTATTTCCGGAGTAGTAACTTTCAACACTAATGCTTTGGGATTTGCGAGGGTAGCTGTAAGGTGCCAAACTGGATCTATTACTGTATTTAATGATGCCACACACAATGAAACTGTAGTGGGTCCGGCAGTCGCGTTAGTGCCTTCGGATGCAGATATTGTGGGAGCTAGTATTCTGAGGATGGTTTCGGGGGGGATCAAAGTCAGAAGTTTAGCTTCTTTCAGTATTGAGTCTGGACAAATTCAAGGCTATAACACTTTATTAGGTGCAGCGCGTAATTATGACGCTTATAGAGATTCACCTCACCAAATGATATATTCAAAAGGTTCAGTAGCTACCATAAGATATTATCCTTTGGATCTATCAATGTTGAACATGATACCAAGCGCAGGCATATCTGCATCTTTATTAAATGAAGCTTGCTTTGGTATTATGATTTCAGGTGCTGTGAACCAATCTTATTCGTTGCAATATACTTTCAATTATGAATATTCAGGAGCAACGAATACTGATTTGGTGCCACACCGCCTAGGGCCAGTGGGAAACCCTACAACTGTAATAGAACGAATATCAGGTAGCGGTTATAACCCATCTAACTCTATACATAACGTTATAGATTTTTTCCATTCAGTTCGTAATACAATTGGAAGAGTCTATAACGGATATAGAGCTGTTACGAACTTCATTAATTCAGGTAACAGGAATCTTATGATAGAAGGATAGGCTTAGGCCTATTCTACTATCATTCTCTTTTTGCAACACTAACTGTTGCATCAATTCTCGGGATAGCATGCGACTGCTTCGATTACATTTATG